AATAACCTCCTCCCAGCTACTCTATGTAACCACCTCAAGCACCACAACCGCTGGTAGAGTAATAGACGTATCTGCATTAACGCGGAATTCAACTGTTATGAGTTGCGTAGGCGTGAAAGCCAGATCATTGGCGCAATGCTCAATAACGGTGATGTCTAAGCAAGCCGATGGATCATACGTTAATGCTGCAACCGAAACCGATACAAGCAAAGTCCCGGAACGAGAGCAGCGAAAGGCGAAGTCTGTAATCGGTCTGCTGACGAATCCAAACAACTTCCAGAGCCAATACGAGTTCTGGTATCAGTGGTGTATGTGGCAAGACATATCCGGGGAATCATTTACCCTATGGTGGCGCAAGGATCAACAAGACTCTTTAGCGACTCCGCTAGAGATGTATATGCTGGATTCGACCCTCATCACGGTTATTCTGAATCCTACCCGCTACCCTTCATACCGTTTATCCACTCCATCCTACGGCTTCAGCAAGGATCAGCCGTTAGAATCACACCAAGTTATGCACGTTAAAGAGGCTGCATGGCAAGGATCGAGCGGGTTTAATAAGGGTATTTTGGCTACGGAACTGGTCGCTTTAGATCAGGATATTGACATTTATGCTAACTTTATCATGCAAAATGGGGCGAAACCGAGTGGAATTTTCACGACAGAGCAGGTTATTCCTGACGCCAAGTACAAAGAGGTAGCTTCTAGGCTAAAGGAAACATGGAACGCAATGACTGGAACGAGAAACACAGACCAGAGCAAAGCGGGACAAGGGATGCTGCTGGATCAAGGTATGAAGTACACTCCAGTGGATATGCTTACCTTGCAAGACGCTCAGACAGCCGAGCTAAAGGTACAGACAATGAAGCGGATATGCGGTCTATTTGGAGTGCCTTCAGCGATGCTTGGGATTGGTGATGGGAAATTTAATAACACCCAAACGATGCTGGACGAGTTCTACAAAACAACGATGTATCCGATGATTATTAACATCGAGCAGAAGTTAAAACAGCAGCTATTAAAGGGGTATCCTAACCTAGTGGTAAGATTTGATACAAAAGACTTCTTGAAGGGTGCGGCCCTAGATCAAATGAATTTTGTTGTTGCTGGCGTAACTAATGGTATATTCACTCCAAATGAAGCGAGAGAGTATTTGAATATGGCAGGTATGGACGGGGCTGATGATCTAACGAGCGGTGGAAGTGGTGCTATGATAGGTGGAAGAAGCCCACAAGATACGGGTGGGGGCGGCGGGAACCAAACAAATAAGATGAATATAGGAAAGACATGAATATCCTAGATAAAATACTTGGCTTTTTTTCTTCACAAGTGCGGAAGTCTGATGTTACACTTCCCGCTATAGTTGAGCCGCCACATAAGATAACAGATAATAACCAATCTATTAAAAATGGGGCTATCAATGAAGAACCTGCAACTGGTTTGCGAAGCGAAACTAAGCCTAGACGAGAGCGCAGTAAGCGGAAATAGAGGTGCAATACACGCTCGTGCAACGACTTGGGGTGCGCGTGAAGGGCTAGATGGAAGGCGATTTAATTATCAGCCAGAAGGCTTTGCTCAATGGGCAGACGAATTCTCCAAAGCGGATAAACCGCTTCCGATGTTCCTAAACCATAACGACAGCGGGATGCCTGTCGGGCAATGGAATGAATTTGAGTTTGATGAGGAAGGCATGACCGCCAAAGGCCAGATTTACATGAACACGGTCGGAGGCTCTGATCTTCATTCTGTATTAAAAGAATCTCCCAATATGTTCGGCGGTGTTTCTGTTGGGGCATTTGCGGAAGAAGCCGAGCTGGTCGATGAAGAAGGCAACCCAACAAAAGAGGCTGATGGCTACTTTAGAATTACTAAAGGTGGTCTACGGGAAGTCTCTGTCGTAATGTACCCAAACAATCCAAATTCAGAAATTAGTAGATTAGAGGCTTTTGACGCTGAAGGCCATCTATTAATTCGAATAATCGAAAAGACCCTGCGGGATGCGGGGTTGACGAGAAAAGATGCGACCACCGCGTCTTTGGTTTTTAAGAGAATAGTTGAGGAGCGGGAAGCCCACAACGAAGCTCTTGATCCTAAACCAACTCAGGGGGAGCCTGACGCGGTGGCAACAAAGCAAGCCGAGGCAATTCTCAAAGCTCTAAAAGAGAGAGAGTTACTGAAGGCCTTAACCCAACGTCTTAATAAAGGAAACTAAAATGAACGAAGTTATCGAGAAGCTAGACCACATCGAAGCGGCAAATACCGCTAAGATCGAGGAAATCAAGGGCGAAGTAAACGTATCTATGGAAGCCATGCGGACTGAGGTTGCCGAGAAAGTCGCGGCCCTAGAAGCTAAGGTCGCATCTATTCAAGTACCTGCACTTCTGAAACCTAAAACTAAGACCATCTCGCAAGATGTAAACCGTAGAGTCAAAGAACAACTAAGCGATTTCGTAAAATCCAATAGTCGGATGGAGAAAGAGATCAGCCTGTTCGAATCTGATTCACAGTATGACGCTTTCTTGAAAGAAGCTGCTGGTCTGCAAGGATCGGGCGCGGATGTCGGTGGTCGTACTGCATACGATCCTGTATTTGTTGCATTGCGTTTGGCTAATCCTATGCGCGGCGTATCACGCACCGTTGCAACTGATGGTTCTACCTATCAATTTAGGGCGAAAACTGGCAACACAGGCCCAGCTTGGGGCTATCCTATCCAGAACAACGGATCGGCAACCACAGTAGCCACGAACATTTGGCAACTGACGCTGCAAGACTTGAACGTTCAATTCCCACTCCGTACAGCAGCATTGGACGATATTGACGGTCTGGAAAGCAACGTGGTTTCAGATATGTTGGTCGAGTTCAGTGAGCAAGAAGGTATCTCAATGATCCAGAATGACGATCAGAGCAACGATGCCGGAATTATCGCGGCAACGGGCGGGGTGAATGGCTTGCGCGGTCTGAACCAATACGGTGGTGGATCGGGTGCCTACGCTGGCGGGGTAACAACGACCGCTGAATACGGAACAAGCGGGACGGGTTCGTCAAGCGGTCTGTCGGAGATTGCCACATACGACCAGCTTGTAACCAACGGCAACACCGCTGGCGCAGCTAACATCCAGTACAAGGACGTTATCAACTTCATCTATGCGTTGCCACAACAATACTGGACAACATCTGCACGTTTCGTTATCAATCCAATTTTGCTTTCACAGATTCGCGGATTGACCGATGACAACGGCACCCCAGTATTCGAGCGTATGAGTCCTCTGGAAACAGACGGTATCGTAGGTCGCTTGTGTGGATTCGATGTTGTTGTGAATAAGTATCTGGATACCCCTAGCTACGCTGGCGTGGACAAGCCTGATCTGTTCCCAATGTACTTTGGTGACTGGTCACGCGGTCATACCATTGTTGACCGTCTCAATATGGTTATGCGTAGATACGATCAGACACTCCCCGGTTTCATTACGTTCTACGGTGAGAAGCGTCTATGTACCAGCGTTGTTGATCCTTTCAGTATCATCCGTTTCCGTTCTACCCATACGGCTAACGACTAAGAATACGCGGGGGAGAAATCCCCCGTCTTTCCAATTAAAAGGAACTCACATGAGCCTAATTCTCGAAGCAGTAAAAACAGCACTGTCCGGGGGTCGGGCTGTTGTTAGTTTGAAAGAAGCCGCTGGACTAACTGGGTCTGGTACTGATGTTGGCGGTCGCGTTATTTATGACCAAGCCTTTGCGCCATTAAGGTATGGCAACCCATTCCGTATGTGTGGCGTTCGAGAAGTAATGACCACAGGATCGGAAGAAGCGTTTGTAGTCAAGACGGGGAACGCTACAGTAATCCAGACCAGCACTACGAATCCGTGGGGCTATTCAATAAAAAATGATGTAGGGAATTACGAAACTTCGTTTTGGCAAATATCCCAAAAATCAATTAATGCGGTAGTTCCGATTCGGACTGCCATTCTGTCAGATATTGACGGACTGGATGAAAGCATTGTCACGGATATTGCTCTTGAATTCGCACAGCAAGAAGCCCTTTCTATGATGTTGAACAACGACCAAGCTAGCGGAGCATCAACACCCCAAACTGGTCAGGTTGACGGGCTGCGCGGATTAAATTTATATGCTGGAAGTACCTCGGCAGCATCTTTCGGCACTAGCGGATCAGCAACTACTAACGGTCGGCACACGATGCTACAGACAGCCGCAGCGTCTAAAACTGTTGTTACTTACAACGACCTTACCGCTTTAGCTTCTGCACTTCCTGCACAGTATTGGATGAGTCCGTGTACAGCGTGGATGATGCACCCGGACACAATCCAATTGTTTAGGCAATTAAAAGACACCGCCGGATTTCCAGTTCTATTCGAATCAGGTGATGATGATGGTGGTTCCGTATGTAGCATCTTTGGTTTCCCAGTTATCCCAAATCCTTACATGAGCGAATATGGGGCAAGCACCTACCCTATCTATCTTGCTGCGTGGGATAGCTTTATGACCATCGCTGACAATGAGATGATGAGTATTCAACGGTTGGAACAGTATCAGCCCGGATTTATTTCTCTGTACGCTGAGAAGCGGGTATGTTCAACTATTCGCGATGTGTTTGCTGGAGTCCGTGCAGTCTGTCCAGCATAGGAGTGTGCCATGCCAGTAGAAAACATGACGTTAGGGGAGTTCTTCGGGTCTAACCGAAACCCCTATAACTATGCGAAAGTAGAGCAAATAGCACGGGATACCGTTACACAGTGGCTCTCGACTGCTGAAATTACTCAACAGCTAAACTTATTCCAAGACGAATCTCAGGATGATTATCTTGAAAGCCTAGAGTTGGCAACAAGATTTGCGATTGAAGATTACTTGGGCATGGCGATATTTAGCACACAATATCGCGTGTACTACGGGAATTCTGGCGTGTATGGGACAGCACTTTATCTGGACTTGCCAGAAGTATCCATCGGCTCGGCTGGAGTTACCATTAACTCCGTGGTTTATTACGGGGTGGAAAGTAACGCGCCAATCGCACTTGCATCAACCAGCTTTTTCTATGACCAGACAGGGAATAGGGTTGTAGTATCGGCAATTCCAACAAGTCTGAACCAGACGTTTGCCAATCCGATCATAGTGACCTATACGCAGAACGCAAACCCTATATCGAATTACCCAAACATAAAACAGGCTGGATTATTGTTATTGACGAGCCTATACAACAATCGTTCCAATACAACCAGTGAGATATTAAGGGAATTGCCTTTCGGGATATCTCAGTTGCTCAGACCTTACAAGCCATTGGTTATGTAATGGCTATCACAAGATATGAAAATATAATTATTAATAATGTATCGAATGGGGTCAACTCCATTGGAGAATACACCACGTCTATCACTCCGTGGTTCGAGACTAGGGGGCTTATCGCTGACGTAGCCAATTCACTGAGGATCAGTGAGCGATATAGAGTCTATCAAGATTTGGTGAACATCACGGTTAACTACACTCCGAATAACAAAGAGATTGTAGACAACCAGAATCTTTACAGCATTACTTGGCGCGGATTCGACTGGAGAATTACGGATATAAAGGAATCGAATGATCGGATGAAGGTAACATTTATTTGTTACCGCAACGACCCGGAGACACCTGTATGAGTCAAAACAATCCGTTTATATATGCCGAAGCGATCCAGTACCAACTTGCAGACATTTTTAGTCCAGTCCCAGTCTATGCAATTTTTAATCGGAACTGGGCAACAGAGGAAAAGTTTGTAACATGGCAGTTAAGAAATGTGCATCAACCAGTGTATACTGGACAAACGCAAAGTAACAAAGGGATTGATACCCCGGTATTCCAGACAACCATATTCTGCAAGGCGATGACGGATGCCTTCAATCTGGGAAACACGTTCTTGCAAGAGTTGCATGGGTACTCTGGATTGTTCGGGAGTATTGAAGATGGATTTTTTATTGCTAAGGCAGACGTTCATTGGCTCTACAACACCTATGATAACGAGCTTGGCATGAATCAAATAATACTAGATTGCACAATGGATATTCCTACATAAGACAAAATTTTTTTAACTCTTATTAAAGGCGAACATCATGGCACTTATCAATAAAATCTTACCCGGATATACCGCAACTCTTTGGATGCAAACAGGCGCAACGCCTACACCGTTAAGCGTAACCAATCTTTCGGTCTGGGCTTCACAAGTGGGCGATATAATCGGAACCTCGGCAGGTGGAAATGGTGGCGATGGTATCCAAATCCCTGTTGAGTCTGTTCCTGCTTTCGGTGCTGATGATGCGGTGGCGGCCTACTCTGTCGCGGGTGCGCGAACTGGCGCAAAGGTCACGACTCAGAATCAAGTGACCTCCCTAACAACTACCGCAGCTTGGAATCCGGCAGATGCAGCACAACTGCTAATCCGCGATGACGGTTATGGCGGGACTGTAATTAGAACCTATGTGATTGCTGTTTACGATGGCTCTGACACCGTTGCCTACGCGTTTAATGGTATGGTGGGCGGTCTAAAGTGGGACTTGCAACCCAATGCTGAGAATAAGTTTATATTTACCATACATCCTATCGGCGGGTTGAACTACGGTTGGTCAACTAATCCATAAAGGATAATCCCGCCCTTCGGGGCGGGTATACAATATGACAACAAATAATTCAGCAGCACTTCTCGACTATATAATCCACCAAGCGAACTCAGGCCAAAAAAACTGGTTTAGCCATCAACAGCAACGTATTGCCGGGATACACCTAGCATACGAAATAGCGCGGAATCACGCCAACGTCATGACCCCAGACGAGGTCGCGGATTACACCGTACAGCTAAATAACGCGATTTATAAAAAGATAGTGTTGGGGGACTAATGTCTAAGGTGGACATTAAATTCGAAGGGTATCTGGAACTGAAAGAAGTTTTCCAGACGCTAACAGAGAATTTTGGCCCTAAAGACAGTATGTCGATTCTGCGGAAGTCGGTTGGTCAATCCCTTAAACCTGTGTTGGCAAAGGCCAAAAGTCTTGTGCCTAAAGACACTGGGGCATTAAGTGCATCGCTTCAGATCGAATCAAGGAAGCCTACGCGCAAAGATCGCAGATCAAAGTATGTGCAGATCGGTGACTCCGTGATCGGGGTTGTGACTACAGCTCCGGGTTCAAAATTGGCGAAAACAAAATTTCTAAATCAGAAAACAGGTTCGAAGCAGGTTGGAGTGCCGAGCGATGCTCGCGCTATAGCGGTGGAGTTTGGGACGGCAAAGATGGCGGGAACACCATTTATGCGTCCAGCGTTGGAATCCGAGTCTGAAGCTGTACTCGGAGATTTATCTGGGTTATTGCGACAAAACATAGAGAAGTTCAAGTCTAAAAAAATATAAGGATACAACATGAATAAGCTAGAAAAGGCATTGGGCGCAAATTTCGCCAAGCACAAAGATAACGTAAGGACAAGATCATTCGACTTGGGTGGACATACCTTCAAGGTAAAAGTGCCGCTGACAAAAGAATTTGAGGAAATGCAGGTGCGAATGGAAGAGGCTGATCCAAAACTTTTGGAGGAGTATTATCAGACTCTTGTTACGAACCTAAACGACAATAAAGATTTTGAGTTAGGGGACAATGATATTATTGTGGGCGGGATGTCTCTTAGAGAGGCGGCTAAAAACAAGTTAATACTGGAACAGCGGATAACTGAATTATTCCGGCTTCTTGTCCCGGAGGAACTAGACTTCGACATGGCGAACATTGATTACTCTATGATTGACGAGTTATTCCCTTTGCCAGTACAAATGCAGATAATCAAGGGGATCAGCGAGACTGTTTCGCCGGGATATGAGGAAGCGAAGGGAAAATAACGGGGTCAGTCCGTAGGCAGGTTAAAGCGATGCTTACGGCAAACGGGACTGATCCTGATAGCATAGACGAGGAGCGTTTTACAGACATTTGTATCATGTATGTTGATGGACTGATCGGCAACCGTGGAATGATGGAAGTGCTAGGATCATTGACAGGCGCGATATATAATTACATGAGGTCGGAAAGCCAAGCTGCCTATAAGCTACAAGACATAATACCAAAGACATATAGTTACTTGTATCCTCCATTGACTGAGCAACAGAAAGCGGCACAGGTAAATGAGGCACTCAGGAATTATATGAAAGCGGCTCCAAACGCACCCAAGAAAATATTTTAGGGGTACAGCATGGCAATGTTAGCTAGGTTAGGGGTGGTTCTAGGGCTGGACTCGGCAGAGTTCCAGAAGGGTATTGAGGGTGCGGATCGCCAGTTAGATAAATTAGCAAAAACAGCGCAAACAGGAGCGGCAGTAGCAAGTGCCGCTTTTGTCGCTATGACGTACTCAGCGTTGAGTTATGCAGACCAGATCACTGACACCGCACGAGCCAACGAAGTCGCAGTAGAGACGATCCTAGCACTCTCTCAAGGCCTCGTTGAGAACGGGGGGAGTTCGGAAAAGGCTGGCGTAATGTTAGCCACATTCTCCAAGAATGTTAACGCCTCCGCAGAAGAATCAAAAAAAGCACAAGACGCATTTAAGAAGCTCGGCGTATCTCTGAAAGATTTAGATACGATGAGCATGGAGAAGTTGCTGGACAAGACCTTAAAGGGTTTGGAGCTGGAAACTGACGCTCTAAAAAGGAACGCGCTACAGAGAGAGATATTCGGTAGAGGCATGATGAATGTCGCTGGCGGTGATTTGTCTGCTGGCATGGCTAGGGCAAGGATCGAGATGGTGCAATATGCTCAAGCTGTTGAGCAAGCCGGAAGGATGCACGACCAGATTGTTGGTAAAGCCCATCAAATGCTGTTGATGTTCACCAATGCAGTTATCCCTACACTGGCAACGATGTACGACCACTGGGGGAAGAACTCGGCAGCTCAGAAGTTCTTTTTCGATCAATTAGAAAACTTCGTCAAGTATGCCGCAGTCGGAATAAATACTCTTGTTACAGCAGTATCTCAACTGGCATCGACTTTGTTGTTTATGGGCGATGCGCTAGGCAAGGCGTTATCAGGTGACTTCAAGGGAATATCGGCAGCTTACGACACATTAAAAGCAAAGAATAATGCGTTATGGGCTGACAACCAACGATTGATGCAAGACGTAATGATACCGCTGGCAAGGCAAGGTGGCGGGATTACATCCGATACAGTGCCAAGTCGCGGGGTGGAAGCTGCCAAAAACCCGGATGCCGATAAAGCATTGAGACTGCAACAAACGTTGGAACGAGCAAGATTGCTATCGGCAGAGTATCTTCGTCAGAACGAATTGGCTCTGGAACAGTTAGGCATATACGCCCGTATAGCTCTATACCCGCAGCGGGAACAAGAGGTAATCAAGGCCACGCTCAAGATCAGGCAAGACCTCAGCAATCAGATGGCGAATATGGAGAGCAAGATTCAAGACGCGCTCATTATGAAAGAGTACGAGTTGGCAGATGTATTGCGACAGCAAAAAAAGATTATTGAAGAACAGGGAGCCGCCTATATCACGTTAACAGAACAGGTAATGAGATCGGTTCAGGCGCAGCAGTACACATTCCAATTCGGTTGGAAAAAGTCTTTCAATCAATTCAATGACGATGCAAGGAACTATAGCAAACTGGGAGCAAATGCTTTCAGCACGTTTACCAATACTATTGAATCAGCTATAGACCAATTTGCTGAAAACGGATCGCTATCATTCTCGAAGTTCGCTCTCAGTGTTATAGCTGACATAGCCAAAATGCTAGTGAAGTTCTACGCGATGCAGCTTGCTATGATGGCGGTCGGGTTTATTACTGGCGCAATGGGTGGAGGCGGTAAGGGCGGGTCATTAAAGGGTGACTTTATGCCTTCTGGAATGACTGGCACTGGATTTGCAGCAGAAGGTGGAGAGATCGGTGGCCCCACGATAGTTGGAGAGAAAGGCCCAGAGCTTTTCATCCCGGCAGGGAGGGGGAATGTTATCCCAAACAATAGGCTGTCGGATGCTCTCAGCCCAAGCACCCAACCTTCTATTGTATACAACGGCCCGTACATCGCTCAAATGTCAGCGATAGACACCCAATCAGCCTTGCAGTTCCTTACGAAAAACAAAATGGGTGTGTGGGCGGCGAATCAATCTGCAAACCGATCCGTTCCAGTGAACAGGTAAACTATGAGCCTAAATACAATTTTAATTAATAGCGAGTCGGTTGGGATTAATGACCACCGCTTTGTTGGTCAAGTTATCAGCCGGAATCAGAGAATATCAACCGCAGAGGTTTTGACGGTAGTGCCTTTTGCATTTGAGATGAAGCCGAATAACTATTTGAAATACAGTCAAAGCAGAGGACTTCTAAATACCCTTCGGATTCCTGATAAGTCGCTCGAACAATACTTAAATTTTGGTGCTACGGGTTGGGTTAACTATATAGCGTATCAAGGAGACATGAGTTCCGCTGCTATTGATAACTGTTTGTGGCAGGTGGCATCAGCAGCAAAGGTTCTGGTTTTAGGCTCACTTCCCAGTATAAGTTCTGGACTCTATATAGTTAAGGCCGGAGACTTCTGCCAAGTCGGCAGATATTCCTACATAGCTACAGCAGACGTTGTCAGAGGCTCAGGATCGACCGTAAACATCCCGGTACATCGCAACCTAATAACCACGCTCACTACGCCAGTAGCGGCTGTGATAGGGCAATATGGAACAACGGTGGCGATGGGTGGGGATTCGTACATAGGATGCACGTTTCCAGTGATCCTTCGAGACTACCCAACCTATACGCTAATTCCGTTGAAGAATGATTCGTTTATAAATTGGCAAGGAACATTTAAAGCATTTGAGGCAGTCCTATGAATGTCATTCCACCAGTTGTTGATACTAATAACATACGCTATGCAGACTTTCTTCGGATTACTACGCCGGATGAGGTCTTTCTAATATCGTCAGCCCCATCAGCACTTACTATACCTGCTGTAGACGCGCAGCCATTCTCTGGTCTTGGGATTTTGTTAAGGGCGGGAGATGCGACTAGAGATATAAAATCAACCGCTAACGAGACTACATTTACGTTTGTTGGAATTGATACAGCGATGTTGGGATTTGTTTTAAGTAAGGATATAAAGGGATCGCAAATCGAGGCATGGAAGGGTTTTTTTGGGACAGACGGGGTTTTGTTGACTACTGGTGGAACTGGTGGGCTATATCAATATTTTAACGGGTATATCTCATCATTCTCTATATCGGAAGAATGGCTAGAAGAAGCTAGAACGTATGTCGGAGTTATAACCGTATCTGGCTCATCTATTCAAATAATCTTGCAGAACAGAACGGCTGGAAGATATACCAATAACAGCTCTTGGCAATTCTTTACTCCGGGAGACACAAGTATGAATAGAGTGGCCTTTATTACAACCATAAATTACGCCTTTGGCAAAGACGCTTCAATTAACTCGTGATAAGAAAGTCAAATAAATTCGATAAGCTGGACGTAATCGAAATGATGCAAATGTTTAAGATGGAAAGCGACATAGACTTCCTTCGAGCATTAGATAACCCGGACTGGTGGAGTCAGCTATTTGATACTATTAATTCTGGACTAGGTGTTATTTTTATTGAGCCGGGGAAGGGACTGATAATGGGGATGATAGTTCCCTCGCTGTGGTGTAATAAAACGTTTGGGCTGCATGAGTTGGCGTGGTACGTTAAACCAGAGTATAGAAAGTCTACGGTAGGATATAGGCTCTTTAAGGAATTTATAAGCTACGGGAATCAATTAAAAGAAGAAGGCAGAATTACATTTTCTGTAATGGGCAAGCTTTATAACAGCCCCAATTTGAATTATGAGAAATATGGCTTTAAGAAAATGGAAGAAACGTGGATAAAAGAGCTTTCTTAAATAAGAGAACTTGGGTTATTTTTGTTGGGCTAAGTACGATGACATTCACAAGTCAGGCGTATGCGTTTATCGGTACGCTTACCGCCTTTCTTGTCACAGCGTTAACTATATCGCTTGCTACAGCCCAAGTCTTAGCTGTTGCAATCAGTATGATCGTATCAATGGCTATATCTTTTGCAGTCTCTGCCGTTATAGGTGGGCCGGGAAGCCCCTCCGCTCCACGCGATCCGGGAAATAGGACGCAGATACCTCCGGCAACATCCAATAAATTGCCAATTATCTATGGTAACGCGTGGATCGGCGGCACGGTAGTTGACCTGAGTATAACAAATAACGACCAGACAATGTATTACGTCCTTGCTTTAAGCGAGGTCACAAATACTAATCCCGGTCAGACTCCCGATACAATTACATTTGGAGACATTTATTTTTCTGGAAAGAAATGTATATTTGATGGGACAAAACAATATCAAGTTAACGCCTTGCTGGACGAGTCCACGGGGGAATCAGAAACAAATGTTCTGGGAAAGATTAATATTTACCTTTATCATAACGGATCGAATACGCCTACAAATTCCACCAAGACAGCAATAGAAGTAATGCAAGATGCGAACCTCGTTTACCAGTGGGACGCAACAAAGCTAATGACGAATTGCGCGTTCGCTATTCTTGTCCTTACATATAGTGTTACAGCAAATATTCGCGGCTTAATGCAGACTAGGTTCCAAGTAAGAAACAGTAGATATAAGCCGGGGGATTGTTTTTTAGACTACCTGACCAATACGCGTTATGGCGCGGCAATCCCGTTAGCGCAAATTGACACAGCAAGCCTAACTGAATTGAATGTCTACTCTAATGAGATGTTCTACTACACAACTTATGCTGGAGTTGTGACAAATCAAACTCGATTTCGTTTCGATGGCGCGGTGGATGCACAACGAACTATTATGAATACGCTACAAGACATGACCAGTAGCTGCGATTGTTTATTAAGATATGATGAGGTCACGGCTAAGTGGGGAGTGATCGTTCAGAAGCCCACATATACGGTGGCAATGGCTATAGATGACAGCAACATTGTATCCTCGATACAAGTCACTCCAATTGACCTTTCTAACTCTTTTAATATTGCCGAAGTCAAGTTTCCAGATAAGTCAAATCAAGATACTTTTAATACCTCTACTTTTGATTTGGCGCAAATTGATCCTGTACTTCTATTTCCTAATGAGCCGACTAATAAGCAATCAATAACAGTACCATTCTGTAACAATAGTGTACGCGCACAATACCTAGCAAACCGATTTTTAAAAGCTACGAGGGAGGATTTGCAGGTTACTTGTTCCGTTGGATTTACTGGAATCCAACTAGAAGCGGGTGACGTTATAACCCTAACAAATGCCAATTATGGATGGGTAAATAAGTTATTCCGTACAAATAAAGTAACGCAGACATTCAAAGAGGACGGGGCGATTATTGTTACCCTTCTCTTGATGGAGTTTAATCCCACGGTCTATGATGATGTAGCTATAACAGAATTCCAGCCGAGTCCGAATACAGGTATTGGTGATCCGCTGGTATTTGGCACAGTGCCGCCTCCTGTAGTAGACACGCAGTATCCTACTGCGGTTAACCCATTATTCTTGGTGCGGGTTACAACGCCGGGGGCAGGTATCTCACAATATGCGGAACTTTATTACACCGCTTTCTCAAGCCCCACCGAGGCGCAACTAATCTTTGCAGGTACAAGCGAGGTGCAATCAAACGGCACTCCGTGGAATATTAATACAGTGCTTCCATTAATCTCGCTGGCTGGAATTCCATCGGGTGATTGGTATTTTGTTTCGCGAATGAGGAACAGCATTGGTGCGTCCAGCTTCAGCCTACCAAGCGCGGTCTTTCATTGGCGGCCCACCACATTCCAATACACAGAACAATATTTAGTTATTGCTTATGCGAACACGATCACCGGAACTGGCTTTAGTTTAAGTCCTCGGAACAAGTCCTATTACGGATTAATTAATCAAAATAGCGTAACGCCGAGTAATAATCCGGCGGCTTATAAGTGGTATTTAGCCGAACCAACGTTTGGAACGACTATTTATCCTCTGTATATAAATAGAACGGGCCGCAAAATATCTTTTGATACTGGCTTCGCTATTTATGCTTCCGGCACTGCGGCCTTTGTTCCTTATGAAACAAATCTATTTGACCCAACGCTCTGGTCTGCGCTGCCAGATGGGACTAACTTTATAGACCTTGATGTCAGAACTGGGCAGTTATTAAAAGTAGGCACCACGAGTGTGGGGACAGGAGAAATATCCGTTACCAATAACGCAGAAGGCGTTGTTGTAGCGCAGCTTGCTCCTTATCTTGATTTTGGTGCTGGCGTTTATACCTATACCTCATCGGTTGCTACGTTAACGGTTGATATTTACGGTCGGGTGGTCGGCTTCACCGCGCCAGATACATTCCAGATGACCATCTCGACATTCACAGCGACAAGTGGACAGACATTCTTTGCAGTATCTAGGAACGCGGCCTATTTAGTGGGCCAGTGCTTCGTATTCAATCAAGGGACATTGTGCCAGACTTCGGAATACACGGACGCTGCTGGCGGGGTGACGTTCGCAACGGGTATAGTGTTAAATAATATCATAACGATAATCTCGTTTAGATCGACCAACAGCTCTACAGGCACATACGCATCATTCTCTAGGAACTCAGCGACTCTAACAAATGCCGGAAGTTACACGGCATCAGGTTTTACATTGGTATCTGGTTATGAACTTTTATTCTTAAATGGCACGGTAATAAATGAGCAGGACTACGATATAGTTGGGCAAACAATTACGAGCTTTCCAAATGTGGCAACGGGGCAATTTGAGATAATTCAATGGACAGCAAACAACATGGGAATTCCAAATGGAAATCCTGTTAACGTGGTCGTGCAAACCGTAATAGGTCAAGTAACATATCCATTCTCATTCACTTCGGGTGGTTTTAATCTTTATCAAAACGGTGTATTATTAGAATTAGGGACGGACTTTACAACTGTTGTTGGGGCGTATACGTTAACAAACGCTCCAGATACAGTTAATAATGTGATTCTCCAACAAACATTCGCACGAGCGGGGGCAGCATGACAAATGCTTTTAATTTAAGTCAATTAGCAAATAACACGAACTCATCAGGGCAGGTAACTTTAACCACAGGAGTAACTGGAACACTCCCTGTGGCTAATGGTGGGACTGGTGCAGCAACTCTAGCCGCTAACAATGTGTTAGTCGGCGCGGGGACTGGCGCGGTTACAGGCATTGCAGCGGGTACGTCAGGCAATGTTTTAACATCTAATGGCACGACTTGGTCTTCTGCTGCTGCGGCTGGTGGTGGGTTTACTTCGACAACTGTTATAACAGCAACAGGGCCGGGGACTTGGACAAAGCCAGCTACAGCAAGTTTTATACGCGTAACAATATGCGGCGGGGGTGGTGGAGGAGCTGGCCCCGCTGGTGGTGGTGGTGGCGGTGCTGGTGCGGCTACGTTCGCAGGCGTTGTGACTGGCCCTGTTGCGTATGTTGTTGGAGTTGGTGGGGCGGGGGTAGTTTCAACAACCGCGGGGACAGGAGGGACTACTTCATTTGGCCCTGTCGGGCCAGCGGGAACCGTATCCGCTACCGGAGGAGCTGGCGGTAGCAACTCACCAGCTGGCTTTGGCGCAGGCGGGGCGGGTGGAAGCGGCTCTGGTGGCAAATTGAATTATTATGGACAGAAAGGTGCCACGGGCGGCGGCAATAGCAGTCCAGCCTCTGCGGGAGTAGGGCAAGGGGGGTTTTCTGCGCTAACGCTAGGGATTGGGGGACTGTGGGGTATTGCTATAGGTGGTGTAGGGTCTGGTTTTGGTGCCGGAGGCGGCGGGGCTGGTGATTGGGCTCCAGCTACGGGCGGTGGTGGAAGGCAGGGGCAAATAGTAATAGAATTCTAAAGGATTAATATGAAAGCACTGATAGCATCAGAAGAAACGGTATCTCTGGCAGATGGAACTACAGGAATTCGTTTATGCCAAGTAGAACAAGACCAGAATATTTTTGCAGTTAGTTCTGCATTGTTCTGGACTGATTGTCAGGATGATGTAACTCCAGAAACTCATTATTGGAATGGAAGCGATATTATATTAAAACCACAAGAGGCAATACTTGAGACACCTCCAGCCTGAGTTACTAGACTATCTACAAGAGAAGAAAAGGTACGGGCAAGTGTCTTGGTTTTTTACAACAGATAGGATAGAACCTTTTGCTTACGTTGAAACATTCACTCCGGCTCAGTGCAAGACAATTATCCAGATTGGTAAAAATGCAATACTAGAGAGAGCGGTGATCGGTGGAGTTGGCGGAACCAATTATGACGAAACTTGCCGCAAGAGTAAAACAAGTTGGCTATCTCCGGCAGACGGGAACGAGTGGATATTTCAGAAGTTAACTGATACAGCGATGTTTTTAAATGATCGGTTCTTTAAGTTCGATTTATTAGGATTTGCAGAAGGCATCCAGTTCACAGAATACGAATCTCCGGGCGGCAAGTATGATCCTCATGTGGACTGTATGTATAACGGGAAGATCAGAAAACTATCTATTTCAGTACAGCTATCGGATGAGAACGAATACGAGGGTGGAGATGTGATCTGTAACTATGGAAACGAAATGGTTATGCCGCGCACTCAGGGAACAGCCCTAGCCTTTCCATCCTACGCTCTACACGGGGTCAAGCCCGTTACCAAAGGCACACGATACAGTCTGGTTGCTTGGATCACTGGCCCACCGTTCAAATAGGACAATATGTTACAAGAGATGAAAATCGGGGAGACCATAAACCTATCAGACAATGCGTTCATAGCTAGGATAGATCAGGGATGGGCTAATGAGAAAGGGGTGCTAGTAGTTCGCACTGATGGGGCAATGATCCCGGTTATAGAAAAAGAACTATTCGCTCCTGAGATACACCAAAAGATAGTTGAGTTTATTAAGTCTGGGGCGTATCTAATTGAGAACGATCCTAATGAATTCAAGAGGACTGGCGCACATAACATCCCGTTCTTTTCACATATCCATCAGCAACTAGCTGAAGCAGCGTCAGAGATATTCGGAGAGAAGGTCAAGCCTTCATATGTCTATACAAGTCTATATGGGGATGCGGGAGTCTGTCCTTTCCATACTGACCGTCCTCAGTGCAAGTACACAATAGACTATTGCATAGATCAGGACGAGACTTGGGATATTTGGGTAGATGATAAGCCCTATACCCTACAGCCTAACGATGCTCTTTGTTACTCTGGAACGGATAGCCCACACTTCCGAGAAAAGATTAAAGGGAAGTATTGCACCCTAGTTTTTTTCCACTTTGTTCCTATAGATTTTGTCGGAAAACTAGATTAAAATCTAAACATAAGACACAACATGACTGCACGGATTCGCTAGTGAGCGAACCGAATTCCGAGATAGGAGCAGATCGTGGCAGTATTTAATAAGAACTCTCTCACACAAGTCAGCGGGTTTGACAACCCAATTATTGCTGGCGAACTCGTATACCAACAGTCGACCTTCTGGAATCTCACTTTAACTGGTGATGATGGCACAACTCCTGTTGACCTTACCGATGCGACTATAGACGCGCAGATCGTCCGTAGAACCTTATCTAATGTTAAGGACTCCCGATACGGGTTAACCTTCGACATAACGAATTACACTCCCACCCCAACTCCGATTCCTTTAACTATCGTTAACCGTGATGATGCCGAAGGATCGTTCACGCTTATCATAAATGACGATTCTTGGGACTTGGTGGATGATGATGCTCAACTCGCTATTAGTTCAGTCAATGGCGCGGGTTTTTCTGGTCGGATTAAGATCAGTTTCGTTGCTGCTGGAAGCGTTCCGGCAGAGGACAACATAATTTTTCTATTATTTATTGTTCGCAGTGATGGCATCGTAGTGGTCTAGCTATGGCAAACATAAACGTTACGGCAGCCGCACCGAGTACCACAGTTACGGTACAAGACGGAAATAATATAACCGCGCAAGTATCCGGCGGTAACAACATTAATCTGACAGTCACACCCACCCCGAACCAAATTATCCAGATTAATCGCGGCAGCGGGAATAACAATCTCATCGCAGGTTATCCGGTCGTGATGAGTAATATCCAATACCAAGATGTTGTGATGTTTGGGTCGAATCAGTGGAACAACATAAATCAGACCGAAATAACCGATGGTGGTAACTTTTAGGGAGTATTAAAAATGTCAAATAAGATCAGAATTAAAAGACGGGCAAATGGAGGCGGGGCTGGCGCACCAGCAACATTAGAGAACGCGGAACTGGCGTTTAACGAACAGACAAATGTCCTGTACTACGGAACGGGAACTGGCGGAGCGGGAGGCACAGCTACGTCAATTATTAGTATCGCAGGAAACGGCGCGTTCGTTGACCTTTCTTCGGCGCAGAATGTCGATGGAGTTAAAACGTTCTCAAGCCCGATAGTTGCAAACCTAACAGGAACAGCGAGTTCCGCAACAGCTTTGGCAACAGGGCGCACCATCTCTGTAACAGGTGACTTGGCTTATACCTCAAGTGCGTTTGATGGAACGGCGGGGGTCACGGGAATAGGTACGCTTGCCACTGTTAACGCGAACGTTGGAACTTTTATAAAAACCACGGTCAATGCAAAGGGCTTGGTTACTGCTGCGGCTACGGCTTCCATCTCAGAGTTGACCGCTCCCACAGGGGATGTGGCTTGGGGGGCGTATAAATTAACAGGTCTTGGAGAGCCTACGCTGGCACAGGACGCGGCAACAAAATTCTATGTTGATTCCGTAGCGCAAGGACTCGATCCAAAGGCTTCGTGCGTTGCAGCAACCGTTTCAAACATTACTTTATCTGGTACACAGACAGTTGATGGAATCTCGATAACTGCTGGAATGCGTGTTCTTGTCAAGAATCAAACTCTCGACCAGAACAACGGTATTTACCAATGCAACGCGGGAGCTTGGACACGGACAGCAGATGCAAGCACATGGGACTCGTTAATCAGCGCGTTTACCTTCATTGAGGAAGGAACGGCGCAAGCTGACAGTTCGTGGGTTTGCACGGTTAATTCCGGCGGCACGTTAGGGACAACCCCTGTAACTTGGGTTCAATTTGGAGCGGCTGGCTCGTATAGTGCCGGAACGGGTTTGACGCTAACAGGCAGCCAGTTCTCTATCACAAACACCGCTGTTACTCCGGCGGCTTATGGCAACGCCAACGGGCAATATACTGTAACGTTCACAGTAAATGCACAAGGGCAACTGACAGCCGCAAATGAATATGAGATCAATGTGGATGGTGGAACATACTAAATTCCTGTCTATATAGACAAGCAAAGGAAGCCATATGGCAAACAGTATTAAGGTAAAAAGATCGGCAACCGCTTCCTCAGTTCCAACTACAGCACAGCTCGCACTTGGCGAGCTGGCGATAAATACTTTTGACGGAAAGTTATTTATTAAAAAAGATAACGGAACTGCCACGATTGTTGAGATTGGGGGAGGTGGCGCATCGGTTAGTGTTGGAACGACCCCACCTGTTTCACCGTCTGCCGGAGATTTGTGGTGGGCCAGCGCGGAAGGAAAGCTCAAGATTTACTATACCGATGCAAACACCTCACAGTGGGTGGACGCTGCAACTGGCACGGTAGGAAGCGCAGCCACTATTGCAGTTGGGACAACGACAACTGGAAACGCGGGGACTTCTGCTAGTGTAACTAATATTGGAACATCAAGCGCGGCTACGTTTGACTTCTCAATCCCAAGAGGAACAATAGTTGCACTAGGATCAACCACTACGGTAAACCCGAATGTGAATCCAAGCCTTACGGATACCGGGACAAGCGGTAACGCTACATACAATTTCTCTTTACCGAGAGCGTCTGCGGTTTCTGTGGGATCAACAACAACAGGCTCTCCCGGATCATCAGCTAGTGTTGCCAATACTGGGACAAACGGCGATACGATTCTAGGATTCACAATACCACGCGGAGATACTGGCACAACTGGCGCAACTGGTGCAATGGGGCCGAAATCAGCTTTGCTTCAGTATCCGACAACAGGTGATACTCAAGTGGTGCTGTTTTATACAACAGTCGTGCTAACGATAAGCAAGATTGTTTCGGTTCTTCCGGCTGGATCAGCAACCCCAAGCGCGTCCTTCAATGTCCGTTATGGCTCGGATGTTTCGGCGGCTGGAACGGCGGTAACGGCATCAGCAATAACGACCACGAGTATCTCTACGGGAACATCAACAACCACATTTAGCAGCGCAACTATTTCTGCTGGCTCTTTTGTTTGGGTCGCAATGACTGCCGTATCTGGAACCGTTCCGGCTTTGTCGATAACGCTAGAGTTCTAAAATGGCAACAACTTTCTATCCAAGTTCCTTTTCTATTGGAATTGCAACATACGGCAACGGTGCAACCGGGAAGACTGCGCTTTTTGAAAGGGGGGCGTCTGCTGCATCCATTGCAGGAACGACAACTAGCGGAGGCACATGGATTTCACTTGGTTATTTTGCTAGTCAACCTCTTGTGGAGTTTTCCCTTTCGGGGACAGTAACTTGCAATCTAAGGGGGGCTGAGAGTTCGACCCAAGCGAACGCAAGTTTGGGCGTTCGGATTTACAAATGGACAAAAGCCGCCGGACTGGGAGCTTCACTTGGTCAGGCATCGGCTACAGTAGAGCTAGGAACGACAGAAGGTGCGGTAGCTGCAACCGTAACCCCAACGACTACAGAGTTTTTGTCTGGAGATGCTTTAGTATTTGAGGTTGGAATTATTAACATTGGCTCGATGGGGAATAATAGAACAGTAACCTTCTATTTTAACGGGCCAACTGCGGCAGCAAGTGGAGATAGCTATATCACAATAACGCCTTCTGTAATATTGCAGCGCAGGTTAACCTTTACGGAGTAATTATGGCAGCGTTAGACTTTCCAGCAAGTCCCACTATAAATCAGACATATACTGCTAATGGTTTGACTTACACATGGGATGGCACTTCGTGGGTGACTACAAATCCAACCGATGTTGGGAACGCTACGGGAACGCTGGCTGTGCTGCATGGTGGTAATGGTCAAACCAGTTATATCAATGGGCAGTTGTTAATAGGAAATACAACTGGAAACACGTTAACAAAGACTACTTTAACGGCTGGCGCAGGAATAACAGTAACCAACGGCTCTGGCGCAATAACTATCGCAAATAGCACTTTGGGTACGGTAACGACTGTCGGATTTACTGGTGGCATCGTATCCGTTGCTAACCCAACAACAGATCCAGCCCTTACAGTAGCGGGGACGAGCGGAGGAGTGCCATACTTTTCATCTGGTACGACTTGGGCAACATCAGCAGCATTAGCCGCCAATGCTTTAGTTGTGGGCGGTGGAGCAGGTGCATCACCTTCCACAGTAACAACTGGCGCTAACGTATTAACGGCTCTCGGAGTAGCAATAGGCTCGGCGGGTGCGCCTGTGACGTTCAATGGTGCATTAGGAACTCCGACATCAGGCAATTTATCTAACTGTACTGGAATACAATATAACGGCTTCAAAAACAAAATCATCGGCGGCGACTTTACTATTAATCCTTGGCAACGGGGGACTAGCTTTGTTGCGGTAGCTAATGGTGTTGTAACCGCCGATAGGTGGTGGAGTTGGTATGTTTCAGCCGCGGTCAATACAATGTCAAAAGCAACAGATGCCCCTACCGCGACAGAAGCCGGAATATATACTCAGTCTTGCCTAAGCATTGCGTGCACTACAGTTGACTCATCAATCGCCGCTGGTGATTATTGGTCTATATACCAAGGATTAGAGGGGTATAACACCGCCTCTTTTGGTTTTGGTCAAACTGGCACCCGCTACGTTACCTTATCTTTCTGGGTAAAAGGAACTAAAACAGGTATTCATTCTGTTGCACTACAAAATAATGCTGCCAACAGGTCTTATGTTGCAGAATACACGATTAACGTAACAAACACTTGGGAATACAAAACAATAACCATTGCAGTCGATACGACTGGGACATGGGAAAACGGCACCAGTGCAGGTATTTATCTATACTTTGCCTTGATGTGTGGCACAACATTCAAAACCACCGCAGGGGCGTGGGCGGCTGGTGCTTTTCTTGCTTCATCAAACCAAGTTAACGCAATGGACGCTAATACTAACGTCTTTAAGATTGCATTAATACAACTAGAAGCCGGACAGGTCGCTACTGCTTATGACGTTAGAAGCGTTCAGCAAGAATTAGCATTATGTCAGAGATATTATCAAACACGAGTGCTGCGAGTTCCAGCAACAGCAACACCAGCATCCATTCCGATTAACATGAGGGCTATCCCGACTATCGCAGGGGGTGGAGCAGGATTTGCTTCTACAAATACGACAGCCGATACTTTGACTTTCTCGCAGACAACTAATGCCTCTAACACAATAACACTACAGGCGGAATTATAATGTATAAACTAACTCTCACAGACTCAATCACTCGCTTATCAGATAATGCGATCATTCCGTCTGACCCACAAAACAGGGACTATGCCAAGTATCTCAAATGGATTTCAGAAGGCAACACGCCAACACCTGCTGACCTACCATCCAAGGATGATCTAAACGCTCCCATCCTCGCCGCACTAGCCGCTGCCGATCTCAAGATCATACGCGCGGTAGTAGAGGGCGATACGGTGAGAATTGCAGCATATAAAGAGGCACAGGCATTACTCAGAGTGCGGTTGCTATGACAATTAATCAAGACTTCATAGACCAACCATTGACGAGCGGGACTTCCGTAGTGTTTTTGGTTGGGTTGACTGTCGGAACCAATGTTGACTTGGTCTACCCAACATAATGGACGCTCAAACGCTTATAAATCTAGGATCTGGCGCGGGTTTGGCGGTTATTGGATGGCTCTGCCGTACTCTATGGGATGCGGTCGAAAAACTGAAGGCCGACATTCAAAAAATAGAAGTCTGCTTGCCAAGTAATTACAGTCGGAAGGATGACATCCAGTCCCGCTTTGATAAAATTGATGTCACGCTGGAACGGATTTTTATCAAACTGGATGCAAAGGAGGATAAATGACTAATTATGCTATAGGCGGCAACTTCCCGTGAAAAAGGCCCGGAGATCAAAGACGCTTTGGTGGAACGGACTATTAATTCTTACACTAGCATTGATCGAACTGGGCGCAACTACCTTTTCCCTTTTTATCCCTCCGCTCGTCTATGCCGGGATGGTTTTCGTTAGCAGCGCGGGAAACATTATTTTGAGATTCAAAACGAACCAATCTCTTGAATGATACAGTTTTTGTTAGCACTTCCACTTGCCACCAAGATTGGGGCTGTCATAATGCTCGTGGTGGCGTTATTTGGCGCAGGGGTTTATCAGGGCATCAGAATTGGCGAAGCGTCCTGTAGAGAGGCTGTAATTGAGTCCCAGACACATACGATACAAGCAGTCTCGGAACAGGTGCTGGTTACTGATAAAGTCGTCACGAATTACACAAAAGCTGTTGGACAAGTACAGAAGCGGTCGCGGGAGATACTAACAAATGCAAAAGTGGACGATAACATTATTCTGCCTTCTAGCTTTCGGGTGTTCCACGACTCTGCCGCCTCGAACACCGTTCCCTCATCCACCGACTTTGCTAATGCAGAAACCACTACAATTAAAGATGCTGCCGAAACTATCGGAACCAATTACGGTTCGTGCCAAGAAAATATCTTACAACTACAGTCCTTGCAAGACTGGATCAGGCAACAGGCTAAAATCGAATGAAACTCAGCCCACACTTTACACTACAAGAAATGACCGCTTCAGACGTTGCGGCTCGGCGCGGGTGGGACAATACACCTAATGCTGACCACACCGCTAATCTTTTGCGACTGGCGGCGTTTTTAGAGAAGGTGCGGATCACGCTGTGGAACAAACCTATTACGATCACGTCTGGTTATAGGTGTAAGCAAGTTAACGATGCAATCGGAAGTAAGGACACAAGCCAGCATAGGATTGGTTGCGCGGTAGATATTAAGGTAAAAGGACTTACCCCTCGTCAAGTCTGCGAGAGGCTAATAAAATCCAAATTAGAATACGACCAAGTAATTTTGGAGTTCAATAGCTGGACTCATATCTCTATTCCGCTGCTTGAGTTCAAGCCAAGACGAAGCGGATTGATTATTGATAGTGCCGGAACAAGGTCTTACGATTAAGTTGGGCTAGGAGGACATAGCCAAAAACATTTACAGAGTCCTGTCGGGAAGCCCAGTTAACTCTGTATCTGCCGCCTAACTTATTTACTATATTAATAGTCCGATCAGGTATCCAATAATTGCCACGATTACAATTACTGGAACGACCGCAAGAAACATAATTAACCCGTCACACGCCAATAGTTTCCGCTTATATTTCGTTGTCATGTTTCCCACCCATAACCAAGATTAAAAAGCTCAATAACGTTTCCTCGCTGACCCCGTGGAGCTTTGTGAAACCTCGGCTTCGCAGTCCATGTACTCCAGTCTTTCCTTGATGATGTTCGTAACACAACGGTATGACCGGAGATTTATCACGCGGAATACCATTGCGAATGATGTGGTGCATTTGAGCCGGAGTATCTTCAATGCCTTTATGCAGACAGAGAATACAACCTATTTGCGCCAGCTTGTCATAATACGCCTGTTGTTTTGTCTTACTCAACTAATGACTCCATTTAATTAATGTTTATCTGTATAAATGGCTGCATATAATCTCCTATGATGTGGATTTAACTTCAATTCGTGCGGAAGCCTCAAGGCTACGCCATACCTCTATCTTGGCTTCTGCCGCTACAAACTGCCATCTCAGTTGTTCTGAAATTGATATCGCCTCCCGTAAAGCCTCAAGATGTTTTATGTAATCAACATGGGCGTATGCGTAACTTTCTTTTGCACTTTCGGTTTTAGCGTCCGACTCGATCATCAGCAAAGCCTTCTTTGTCTTTCTGAACTCCGACAGGTAGAGTACGTCTGCCTTGGCGTGTGCGTATTTTTTGGCGTGGTCTCTGATAAAATCAAGGGCTTTGAAAGGACTTATGTCTTCTTTTATATCTCCCATGTGGTCACCTTTTTGGTAGCCAGAACTCCACGGATTCTATTTGAGAGATATTCCTTGCGCTTTTCTACCGTGTCCAAGCCGTTCTCTCTGTTCCAGATCAGAGCCTGAGTATGGAAATAGTTGTCATAGTGTTCCCGGCAGTAGCTGTATCCACCTGCCAATAGTATCGCTTGGGAATGGCAAAACTTATCCTCGCACAGCTCAACGGGTCTGTCTGTTGGTCTATCTGTATTGCGACTGTATGTGGTCATTTAGATTTATCCTTAATTGTCTGAGATCGTCAATAACTTCTACCCCTTCCTGTTTACATCTTTGGTGCGTTAACTCTAAACTCTCCATCCAATTCTGTATTTTGCCTACGGGCTGCGTGGGCGTATCCTTTATCGCTTGCTGCATCTCCTCCCGCTGCCTTTTGACTATGGCGACAACGTATGCAAACGGCTTCCCGGAACTCATCGCCATTTTGCCAGCGTCTATGAATTCTTGAACCTCCGCGCCTTCCGCGACAAGTCTGACAAAGTGAGGGTGAGTCTGGATGATGTTCCGCACTCCGAGAGATCGCAATGCTACAGTTATTGCTGTAATAGTTGAGGGTCTGAAGTCTACAAGATCGACCTCCGGCTCCCTCTCGTTCGGAGAGGGTAGTTTATAGTTAGTAGTTCCTAGTTCGTAGTTCTTAGTTAGGGTTATATCTGGGTTATCTGCCGGAACCGGATCGGTTTCTTTTGGTATCTTCGGTCTACCTCCCAACTTCCCTACCTGTCTGGCTCTTTCAGCCATTCCGTGATATGTAGCCAGCTCTTTGTCACATCTATTGTGATGCCAACCGTCCGGCAACAATTCGAAAAATTCTGATAATATTACTTTTGCTATGCTGGAATGTTTAGAGAGTCTTAGTTTTCGGAGTGCTGCGGAAGGGTCGGTCGGGATCGGAAGCTCGGTGTCGTAGTAGAAGTTTATCAGCCTAAAATAGACCGCCTCCTCCTCCAAGGTCAAATGGGCTGTATGTATTGCCCACGCCGAAATATCGAATTTATAGTAGTGCATATCAATATCCTTTACGGTGAGAGCCGGGGATAAACCGACAGGCTTACAACTTTAGAAAGGGGTAGGCTGTATGCCCTTATCTCACCGAAAAAAATACTGAATTGCATTATGAATCCCTCTCTGTTGGTCAGGTTTATCAATCCTGATATGAGTATTATGTATTACAACTTCATTCTTGTAAACTTTTAATTTTAACTATAGAATAAGATGTTGATAATTAGTTTAAGCCTATAGGGAAAATAATGATAACAAAATGGACGGATGCTGAAA